TTGACCAGTAGATATATCAAATACATTTACTAAAGTATTTAGTCTTGGTGATGTATTTGACAATCCAGTTACTGTTAAATTAGGTATATTTGTAGCACCTGTTTGAGGATTTGGATATGGTATGTATTGCGAAGACCCATTATTAAATGTAAAATCCCACCACCATGCTTTACCATTACCTGATAAATCATTTTGAACTATTCTTTGATCAGATAGATTAGGTGTTAATGTGACATTATTTTTTATGTTAAGTTCTATTTTAAATTGATTACCAGCAGCATTTGAAATATCTCGAGAGTAAGGAAAATTATTGTAGTCTGTGGTATTTAGAGAACCTGTATAATCTACCATTAATGTTTTATTTACACTTACTGTTTCATTAACACCTGTTACACTCCAACTAGATGATGTTTCGTCTGTATTAAATGGTGTTCCAGACGGATCGTAATATAATGTTAAATCATATAAACTATTACTAGTTGTTGCATCGCTTGGAGCCCATATAGGATGTAAATTATCAATATCACAAGTTACATTAAATTTCAGATCATTATTCTGATCAGTTGGTAATGGTAATCCATATAATTTTTGTGTTCCAGTTAAACTAGGATTTGTTATAGATACTGAAAAATTATTACTAATTTCTGTAGATATTTCGGGTTTTTTTGCTAGATTGAATGATAGACTGTTATTTGGACTCGTAATATTAGTGGTTCCATCTTGCTTGTACAATATTTGATTAATTTTCCATTCATATGGGTTATATCCATTATTACATATATCAGGTATTATACCTAATGATATATCTCTTAAATTAATAGATGACACATCAAATCCTAAATAGTAGCCTTCTGTTCGTGTTATATCAATTCCATTTGATAAATCTATAGTTTTACTTGAAGAAATTGTTAAATATGTATTACTATCTTGACTATTATTATCATTTCCGGTAAAACCAACTCTTGTAGCGGAACTTAAATCAATAATTTTATTACTACTCTGATCATCCACATAAGAATATATATATGTTATATGTTCGCCGCTACATGATTTCCCTAACATACTGTTTGCTGCTACAAAAGATATATCAATATCACCATGAGCAAGACTACTATTAATTTGATTATATGTTTTTGGTTCTCCAAAATTTGCTGCTAGGTTGTAAACTCCTGATTGAGAGAAGTTAATCGAAGAATTATCTTGTAAAAAATACACAGAATATGAATTATTGTAATCTACTCTACTTATAACATCTGTCGTTGAATATCCATCGGTATTTAATGGATTAAAAATTTTACTATCTAAAAATTGGTTATAATTATTAGTTACTGTTGATCGTGAAGGAATTACAACACCGGCTTGTGTTTTTACTGATGATGGTGCTGGAACCAACTGGCTAGAAAAATCTTCAGCACTATTTACTGCATAGTAACTTCCTATATCAGTATTATATACATATTCTGGATATGCATATATATCTAAATTTGTTCCTGGACCTTGAGGATTACCACTAGGATATCCCCAAAACTGTTTATTATAATTTGTCGCAGGCCATCCTTGACTAGCATCAAATAAATAATTATTTGTACTATTACCTCCTATTTGAACAGAATAATTACTTCGTTGTCCAGATATATCAACGCCATATCCTATACTAAGAGTTGAACTACCATATGGAACATTTATACTAGCATCCATATATAATCCACCTTTTCCTCCGATTCTTAACTCGTTGTAGTCATCAGAATTTGCATCAAATGCGATTGAATCGGGAGGTAGAGCTGGTCCAGGATTACCAAATGGAATTCCAGACCCATCTGGGCAATATAAATAATTCCATGAAGTATCACTAGAGTTATTTGTATATGCAATTCTAAAAACATATGCTGAACCGACTAAAAATGGTACTTGTATTGTTACCTTACCATTTGGGGATATATTAGTAGATGCCACTGGATTTGATGGAGTAGATTGTGTACTTACTAAATTTAATTGATTTATTAATGTAGGAATAAAAGAACTACTATTTGTTACACCAGAGCTATATGTAATATCTGTCCATGTTGGTGAACTAGCATTAGTATTTTTATATCCAATAATTATATCATTAATATATGGTAGATAATTTAAAGTATTATTATAACTAGGTGAATTATCAACAAAATTAAATGCTGCTTTTGTTTGGGATGGTGGTTTCCAATTTGCAAATATGTTTGTAGAATTAGTACTAAATGCACTACAATCTGTTGAAATTAATGGTTTATTAAAAAATAAATAAGAGAGATCAGCAACTGTAACATCACCGCCGCCGCCACCTCCGCCTCCGCCAGAAACATCTATTTTTACAACTGAACCAGAAACATCTAATGAAAAACTAGATGCATCAAATAAGACTGTATCAATATTAGGGTATATTTGAGAACTATTATCTGTATAACTACCAATATTAATACTTCCACCACTTAAAGAATAAACATACGCACTTAAATCTTGAACTTCAGCACTTAAATCGTATAGGTTATAACTAATATCACTTATATCTTGAATTATACCACTTAGGTCTAAAGAATATACATAAGCACTTAAATCATATAGGTTATAGCTAATATCACTTATATCTTGAATTATACCACTTAGATCTAAAGAATATACATAAGCACTTAAATCTTGAACTTCAGCACTTAAATCGGCAATAGATTGTTTTATAGCACTTGTATCAAAAGTACCACCACTTAATGTATAAACATAACCACTTAAATCGTTGAATAGACTTAATGGAACTGAATCGGTAGGTTGTGTTACTGCTGCTTGTAATATTCCTGTTACTTTTTGATTATTTATAACAATCGGCATAATATATAATATTTATTTATAATAATATATATTCATTTTTACATTATTTTAATCCGTCTAAGTATTTCATATTTTCTTTTAAGGTTTCTCTATATTTATTAAATTCATTTATTCTAGTAATTACAGTTACTATTTTATCATCATTTGGATTTGCTTTTATCATAGCCGCTAAAATACTAATAGATTGAAGTGATACAGAGCTAACACGATCCTCTACAGCTATAATCATATCTTCCCATTGTTTTCTATTTTTTACTAAATTCATATCTTCTATTGTTTTATTAGTTGCATCTGTTAAACTATCAATATTTGCTTGTATTCTTTTACTAGCCGGATCATCGGTTACTTCAGTTTCTTGAGCCTTAGTTTCATCTGTACCTTCAAATAGTCCCATAAATTGTTCCTTACTATTTTTTTTTGTAATAACTTTATAAATCAAAAAGCATAAAATTGCTATTATAATATATCCTAAATATGTAAAATATTCATCTTTTAACATCATTATATACTAAACTAATAGAAATTTTTTTATGTTTTCCACAGCAGTTTTACTAATCTTTCTTGAAATTCCAACATCATTCATTATTCTTATATCATTTAATATCATTTCATTAGTCTCTAACATTTTTATTAACTTACTAATTGAGGAATAGTCCTTCATTATTGTAATAGCAGTTTTGTTACTAACTCCTGGTATATTAGACAACATAATTTCACCAATATTATCAGGTGTAATGTTATTTTTTTTATGTTTCTTCATAACCTCACAATAATTCTGCTCACTATTTTGTAAGTTTGATTCAATAACATTATTATTATTTCCATAATAATTCTCTCTTTTCGATTCTTTTTGCAACTTATCGGCAAAATTAATAATCAATTCACATGTTTCATTTATATTTTTTGTTCGCATAACAGAAAACCCTTTAAAATAATTTAAAGTGATTAATGAAGAATATAATGTCTTTTTATCTATTCTACCCTTTTTTTCGTTATATCTCTCCATATCCCCTTCTATGATATAAATAATATTGTGGTTATGCGTATTATATTGGTTTAATCTAAATGATTGTTCGCTATATCTACCATCTTTTATACTTGAAGCTAAATCATAGAGAGATTTTCTCTCAAAAATAATTTTTTCTTCATTGTCATTATTTAATAAGATCATATCACCTAAAGGAAGACTTTCTGTAGTAATATCATGATGATGTTGATTAAATAATAAATTAATATTCATCATTACATCACTTTCTCTGCAATCTATTTTTATAAACATAATTAATTATATTATATTACTTATGTTTAACTACTTATTTTATATTAATTTAAAGCAAAGGTCCACCAGCTCCAGGATATCCCTTGGAATATTTTTGTGTGAATCTGAATAAAAAATTTGGACGTTGTGCGGGTGCAGGAATATAGTTTGCACCAGGATTTGAAGGAATCATAAATCCAGTAGCACTTGGAGCAGCGCCGCCCTTTTTGGGTCCTCCAAAGTATGATGTTTGAATACCAGTTGATGTAACTGATGGTTGTACTGTCACAGTAGGAGGAGCACCAGATCCAAGACTAATAACATTAACTACATTATTAGGAGTAGTTTTAAAATATCTAGCATAAGTAGCAATATTCTGTGCGTATCTTGGATTAGGAATAGGAGATCCTGAAGTAGTAATGTAACCAGGTAATGTTGGTGACAAATATAATGCAAATCCAGCATCAGCAGTTAAATTATTAACTACAGTACCTGATAAGTCAGGTATAACCGGACCAGCTCCATAATATAGAGTTATTACACTAGATGCTTGTTGCCTAAATGCATTCACCTGTTTCGAATCAAATGGGACAACTACATTAGGCATAATTCCATCTGTACCACTAGGTCCTCCGAATTGAACCTTTCTTGCGACACCAGATCGACCGCGATGACTTTTATATCCGTTACGTTGAGGCATAATATATTATTATATGAGATAATATATTATTATTTAACAATTTAAGCAACATATCCACTTCTGGAACCGGTGAATAATAATGATTTCTTACCAACACCACCAGATGAGAGGGGGTTGACAGATAATAATTTGTTCTTTTTCATGAAATCTAATTGAGTTGCGGGTGTTTTACCAGCAGCTAAAGGTAATAATCTACCACCTTTAATAATTTGATGTCTGTAAACTGCAGCATCGCTTAATCCGACGCGAGGAGCGAGTCCTCCCATAATTCCGAAAATCTTTGTGTTATTAGCAATAGAAGGAGTACTTCTAGCTCTTTTACTACCTTGCATATATCCGACGGGCATTTATATAATCACTAAATATTATTTTTTAAAACTTATTTTATAGATTTAACAAAATATATAAACAGATACATATATATAATTGTATATGACAGAATTTAAAATAAGCCATGATGATGATATTGTTAAATCAGATGAAGGTCTCGTATTTAATCCTTATAATTCAAACAATGTTGAGATTACATTGAATCAAGTTCAATCTATTCTAAATAAATATGGAATTGCTGCAAAAGTATCAAACCTTAATCTTTATAAACGCGCATTTATTCATAAATCGTATACAAAAAGGCCACAAATATATAATTTACAAGAAAATATTACTATTACTGAACAACCAATTGATTGTTTACCGCTTCACACAAAGTCAAACGAAAGACTAGAGTACTTAGGCGATGGTGTTTTAGAATTAATTACTAAATATTATTTATATAGAAGATTTCCTAAAGAAAACGAGGGCTATATGACTGAAAAAAAAATCGCACTTGTAAAAAATGAGGCAATTGGAAAATTAGCATTAGAAATGGGACTACACAAATACTATATTATTTCTAAACATGCTGAGGAGAAAAAAACTAGAACTAATTTAAAAAAATTAGGTTGTTTATTCGAATCATTTATTGGTGCATTATTTTTAGATTTTAATAAAATAGAAGTATCTGACGATGAAGGCTGGTTTAAAAATATATTTGTTACAGGTCCGGGATTTCAAATGGCCCAAATTTTTGTTGAAAGTGTTTTTGAAAAACATGTTGATTGGATGAAACTAATTCAAGACGACGACAATTATAAAAATATTTTACAAGTGAAAATTCAAAAGGAATTTAAGGATACGCCACATTATATTGAAATAAAACATGATGATGATTATGGTTATGAAATGGGTGTTTACTTGTGTTTAGGACAAAAAATTCACGAAGTAAATAAAACAAATGCAATTAATTACAAATCAATTGGATCATTTCAGAAAATTCAAGACATTTTTGAAGAGAAACAAAAAGTATTTATATTTCTTGGAAAGGGAACACATAAGATTAAAAGGAAGGCTGAACAACTCGCTTGCGAACAAACATTGAAAATGCTTGATTAATAAGTAAATTCTCCTTTTTTTATGTCGTTAATTAATATAGATGTCTTCAAGTGTTTTAGAAAAATTAAAAGTTAAACCTATTCCAAAAATACAAGATTTAACATGTAAATCTAATGACGATTCTTCTATAGTCATTAATACTACTGTTAATGATAAAACAAAAAATAACTTAATTAATCGCGATGAATTTATTGCAAAACTTAATATTCCAATAAAAATAAAGGGTAATACCCCTGTACAAATAAAAATTATCGAGCCATCATCTGAGGTTGTTCCAATTGTTAAAAAAACAAAAAAAATATCTAAAAAATTAAAATTAATACCCGATAAAGATGCAGAAGAAACTACTGCAAGTAAACCAGGTAAAAGAAAAACAAAACAACCTGAATTACAAGTTATTGCTGATGATATTGATTTACAATTAACTATTAATGATAGTAAACTATCTGATAGATTACCTATAAAAGATAAAAAGGTCTTGTATAGAGCTAATGCTTATTACATGAATAATAGAGAATCATTTATCTCATTCATAAACAAATTGTTTAAACCTTACAAAGAAGAATTCGAATCAGCCCAATCTACTATATCGTGCGACAAAGCATCCGATGCTAAGTTTAGTCTACTTACTCATCAAAAATTAGTTAGAGATTATTTAAATATATATTCCCCTTATAGAGGTTTATTATTGTATCATGGATTAGGAAGTGGTAAAACATGTAGTTCTATTGCTATTGCCGAAGGTATGAAAACTGATAAGCAGATTATAGTTATGACTCCTGCATCATTAAGAATGAATTATTTACAAGAATTAAAATCATGTGGTGACGATATTTATAAAACTAATCAATTTTGGGAATTTATTAATATAGGTAGTAAATCAAATCCAAATCAAAGTCTTGTATCCACATTGTCTTCTGTATTAAGTATATCTTCTGATTATATTATTAAACATGGTGGTGCTTGGTTAGTAAATGTTAAAAAATCATCTAATTTCGAAGATCTTTCTAGTGAGGAGAAAAAAAGTCTTGATTTACAAATAAATGAAATGATTACTAACAAATATAGATTTATTAATTATAATGGTCTTAGAAATAGTCACTTAAAAGACTTAACAAGAGACTATACTATTAATCCATTTGACAATAAAGTTGTTATTGTTGATGAAGCACATAATTTAGTTAGTAGAATCGTTAATAAATTAAAAAGACCAGAAGCTTTATCAATGAGATTATATCAATATTTAATGAGTGCAGATAATTGTAAAATCGTTTTACTATCTGGAACGCCTATTATTAATTATCCAAATGAAATTGCTATTTTATTCAATATTTTACGAGGCTATATAAAAACATGGTCTTTTCCATTAAATATAAACACTAGTAAAAAAATCAATAAAACTGAAATGATTAATATTTTTAAAGGACTTGATGTATTAGATTATTTAGATTATAAACCTGCATCTAAAGTTCTTACTGTTACTAGAAACCCATTTGGTTTTATAGATGTTAATAAAGACGGTACATATAAAGGCGTCACCAATTTTAAAGTTAAGAATCGTGGTAATGTATCAGATGATGATTTTGTTAAATTTATCACATCAATATTAAAAAAAGAACAAATTGATGTTATTACTAATAATATTAAGGTAGAATACTATAAAGCATTACCCGATAATATAGAGTCGTTTGAAGGCTTTTTCATTGATTCAAATAAAAAATTAAAAAATGAATCTTTATTAAAAAAACGCATTCTTGGATTAACCTCTTACTTTAAAAGTGCTCAGGAAAAGCTAATGCCCGCATTTAATAAAATTACCGATTTTAAAGTTATTAAAATTCCTATGAGTGATTACCAATTTGGTGTCTATGAACAAGCCAGAATAGCAGAAAGAAAACTTGAAAAGGCTAATAAAAAACGAAAACCAGCAGCAAATGATGATCTTTATAAAGATTCCGTATCTACATATCGAATCTTTTCCAGAGCCTTTTGTAATTTTGTATTCCCTATAGAATTTCCAAGACCCATGCCAGACAAAGATAATACTATTGAAGATATTGAAGAATCTATGGATGAAGATATATTAGATGCAGTGCCTGTATCCGAAAAAATTGCTAATCCTGATGGATTATATGACTTAGAAGATGTAGATATTCTCGATAAAGATATTAAAAATAAACAAGATGATACTTATGATGAGCGTATCAAACAAGCATTACAATTCTTAAAAGACAACTCGAGTAAATATTTAACCTCTAGTGGATTACAAACATATAGTCCAAAATTTCTACATATACTTGAAAATATTATGGACCCAGAATTCAAAGGATTACATCTTATTTATAGTCAATTTAGAACTATTGAAGGTATTGGTATTTTAAAACTTATATTAGAAGCCAACGGATTTGCACAATTTAAAATCAAGAAAAATGAAGCCGGTATATGGAATCTTAATATTTCTGAAAAAGATAAAGGAAAACCTACATTCGCGTTATATACTGGTACTGAAGATGCAGAAGAAAAAGAAATTATAAGAAATATATTTAATAGTGATTGGACAAAAGTACCCGATTCAATTACAAGAGATATATTGCCTATATCTACAAATAATCATTATGGTGAAATTATTAAGGTTCTCAGCATTACTGCATCGGGTGCAGAAGGTATTTCATTAAAAAATACGCGATATGTTCATATAGTTGAACCTTACTGGCATCCTGTAAGAGGACAACAAGTAATCGGTCGCGCCAAAAGAATATGTAGTCATCAAGCATTGCCTCCTGAATTAAGAACGGTTAATGTATTTTTATATCTTATGACATTTACACCCGAACAAACTGAAGGGGAAAATGCTATGGAAATGAAATTATATGATACTAGTAAATTTGACGACTCTAAACCTATTACTAGTGACGAAGCATTACATGAAATATCTACTATCAAAGAAAAAATAACAGAACAAATTTTAAATTCGGTTAAAGAATCCTCTATGGATTGTGCTATATATAATAAACCCGGTAATAAAGATGGCATTAAATGTTTCTCTTTTGGTAAAGCTAATCCTAATTCATTTTCATATAAACCTTCGATTACAAATGAAGAATCCGATTCTGTTGCGGGAATAAATCGCGAAACTACATTATTTAAACCAACTGAAATAAAACTCCCTATTGATGGTAAAATGGTTACTTTTGCACTAGACAAAACTACTAATGAAGTTTATGAAATGTCTAGTTATAATGAAGCAAAAGAATTTGGAACGGATATTGACCCTATTGGTAAGATTGTATATAAAGACAATGGAAAGGCCAAATTTGTTAAAACTAAGGTATAAATGTTCTTATTTACAAAATAATATGTGTTATTGACATACATTATTTTGCTAATTTATTTAATCTATTCATTATTAATTTCCAATATTGTACTGATGGTGTTGGTCTTCTATCTTCTACATTTCTCTCTCTTACTCTTCTTTTACATACTCGAGGAGTTGACTCTTCTATTTCTAATTTTATACTTTCTATACTACCATAACTCCAACTTCTGCTTCTGCTTCTACTTGATGTTGTTGAATCTAAACTATTATTGCGACTTCTCATTATTATATATGTTATATTTTATTTAATAGATTATTTAAACTATTTTTCATTTCAATATTTTCTTTTATTATTAATTCTTGTTTTTTAATTAATTCTTCTATTTTACTTTTTACTGAATCAATTTCTTCATTTGAATTGTTTTGAATTTTTTTAAAAAAATTTAACACATTTTTCTTTTCTGGTTTTGTCTTAATAGGTAATTCACCAATTACTTCATTGATTTCATTTACTTCAAATGACACTCGTTTATCTTCATTCTTTTTGATGGGTGGAGTTGGTGGTACATCAGTATTTGTTACATTTAACCATTTCTCTCCTTCAGATGTCATTTTTGGTATTTCTAATTCTCGTTCTCTACTCGCTAGTCTATCTGCAATTAGTTTATCCATTTCATCGCCAATCGGTTTGTCATCTGTTGAATTATCACTGAAATTAATATCAGATGGTTTTGATGGATTTATTAATTTATTAAAATTACTCTCTTGTTCTTTTAATTTTAAATTTAATTCATTTTCTCTCTTATTGTGTATATCTTCTGACTTATATACCACCTTTATCTTTGATGGTGAAGAAGATGAATTGGATATAGTATGTTTTTCGGTAGTTATTCTTGACATTAATGTCTCTACTGTTATTTTATTCTTCTCTATTAAACTATTACTACTATAATTACTATTTATTTCAATCATGGTATTATCAAACATTTGTTTTATTTTTCCAAATTTATCATCTGAAAATCCATCAAACATATTACTTTCTTGTAATATACCCCATACTAGCCCTTTATTATCATTACTTAAATAATTCATATAATATAGTAAATAAATTATATTTAAATAACATTAAAATATTTCTTTCTTAACTTAAATACTTCTCCATCATCTATTTTATTTTCTAAAAAATAATTTAAGTCTTTATCCTTTAACATTTCAACGATAAAATATAGACAATACATTCCACATTCTGATTCAGTCTCTTGATGTTCTATATCATTTTCACTTATTGTAAAATTTATACCTAATTGTTGTCCTTGAGCCTTTATTTCATTCATTAATTTTACCACTTGCGAAGGTGGTTTATTACCATTACTATCAAAATAAATTATCTCTTTCTTTTTTATATTTATAAATATAGAAATCCAATGTTCTCCACTTTTATTATGAGGATGTGTATTTAAAATTATTCCTATTTTATTTTTATGACGCTTGATTTGATCACTTATATTTAAATTACATAATTCTTCCCATACACATTCGCCATATAATTTATGATGATCGTAATCAATTGGAGATGGTCCTAAAAATTCAAAACATTTATAATATTTTTCATATTGTTTCATAACAGATTCTATATCTAAACTACTTAACCATTCATCAGGCTTAACCTTCCATTTTTGAGGTGCCTTTGGTGCAAATGTATAATTAAGTAATTCAGCATCGGTGTTTCCTTGCATAAATTTACTTCTCAACCAACACGACTCTCTATTACAACTGTTTGACATATTGCGTTTTAACTCCATCCATATTTCTTTTGGTTTGGTTGCAGTAATTTTATCTCGAGGATGTCTCATGTTCCAATATTTTTTCATTTTTAATAAAGAACTATCCGAATAACACGAATAATTTTTTTTATTATTTGGATTTGGACTACAATTCATTTTTTCATATATTTCATCATAATGTTCTTTTTTATGACTGGTATTTCTATGCCCCCTTTTTTTATGAACATTTTTATGATGGCTCTTTTTTGTCTTCTTCATAATTATTAGTGATATTTTTCTTTTTCTTTTTCTTTTTTCCTTTAACAACAATGCCTTTCGTCTTATATTCTTTACTTTTTATATTCATTTCCATTTTTTTTGGTACTATAATACTACTTGTCTTATTTGATTTCTTTTTAACATATGTGTCTAAATTAACTGTTTTGACATTTTGTTTTTTACACATTAAATAATCAACATTATTATATGATATATCATCAATATTATCCATGTTTAATTCTAAACTCTCTAAATTTTCATCATTATATTGCCCTTGATATATTTCTTTTTTATCATTGAATTTTATATAATTTATACATGATTTTACATAACCATTAAATATAGTTTTTAGTTGCATCTCTTCATTTCCTTCTTTGAATAATTTTTTTGTTAAATCTAAAATTCGCTTTTTATAGAAACTTTTTTCTTTTACATACATCTCATCAATTATATCGCCTTTTTTTTTTTTAATATTATCATATTGACTTTTATTTGTAAAGTATTGTAATGTTATATTATCTATATCGTTCATTGATATATCCATTTACATATATCAATGATTTTTATTAACCTTTTAACACGATTCGTCAGAATTTTTTATATCGTATCTAGTGAAATTATTAAATAAATTGTTTCCTACATCTAATTTATTTGGATTAAATGGTGCAAACTCAGGCTTATTAAATAATAAAGGATGGGTTTGTTCTACGGGTTTATAATCAACGGTGGTTTTATATAAATCACTATTTGATTGCGGTACAAACTCTGATTGTTCGCATTTTTGTAAAGCAAAAAATTGATTTCTTAATGTTGATTCAGTGTTTATATTATTCGAAAATCCACTCCAAGGTGCTTGTGCATTTCCTGGATTAAATGTTGTGCTAGGTGAATATGACTTATAATTATTCAATGGTATTGTGGGTTTTTTGTATTGATCTAACACTTGCATATATCCATATTTTGTAGCTACTGGCCTTATGCTATATTGTGGTTGAAGACTTTTAGATGGTATATTTCTTTCTGATATTCTATTATTTAGATCATCTACTCTATCATTATTACACCTAAAATAACCATTTACTACTCCATACATTTTATTTACTGTATTTGTATTCATTAATATATAATAAGATTTATTATTTTATTAAATATACTTAAAATATATAAAGGCTAAAGTCTATTTATTGTATCATGTGTGGAATTTTTGCTATTTTGAAAAATAAATATGCAATTGTAGATTTTAAAAAGGACATTTCTGTTATTAATAAAATATTCAATAAAGGACAAAGTAGAGGACCAGAAAATTCCACTTTAAAAGTCATAAATGATAATATATTATATGGATTTCATAGATTAGCAATTAATGGACTTGATGATATATCTAATCAACCAATTACTCATAAAGGTATTTATTTAATATGCAATGGTGAAATTTATAATTACAAACAAATATTTTCTCAATTATCAGTAAATCCAGTAACTAACTCTGATTGTGAAGCAATTATTCACTTGTATTTAAAATATGGTATTGATTATACAGTTCAAAATTTAGATGGGGTATTTTCATTTGTATTATTTGATTCTAACAATAATACTGGTTATATTGCTCGTGATCCTTATGGTGTTAGACCATTATTTTATGGTTTTGGTGAAGACTTTTTTATATGTGCGTCATTATTAAAACAAATTAACAATATAATTGATGATGTACATACATTTGAACCAGGTAGTTATATGAAATTTAATATATTACCAAACAACAATATTTCTATTACAGATATTCCATATAAATACAACACTTTTAACTATAATCATAATTATCCTACATCTTTATCAACAGTTATTAATCATAACGAATTGGAGAAATACTATGTAAATATTTACAATGACTTATTTAATGCTGTTAAAAAACGGGTTATTACTATGGAAACCAATCTTGCCTGTTTATTATCAGGTGGTCTAGATAGTAGTTTAATTACTGCATTAGTTTCTAAATTTATTCCTAAAAACCAACTACAAACATATAGCATAGGTATGATAGGCGGGTCCGACTTAAAGTATGCTTCGGCTGTTTCTAAGCATATAAATTCTAAACATACTGAAATTATTCTTAGCGAACATGAATTTTTCTCCACAATTCCCGAAGTTATATATAATATTGAAAGTTATGATACTACTACGGTTAGAGCTAGTGTTGGTAATTATCTAGTTGCCAAATATATTTCTGAAAATAGTGATGCAAAAGTTATATTCAATGGTGATGGGTCTGATGAATTAACAGGTGGATACTTATATTTTCATAACTGCCCATCTGATATTGAATTTGATTACGAATGTAAGCGTCTTCTTAAAGAAATTCATTATTTTGATGTTTTAAGAAGTGATAGAAGTATTTCATGTCATGGATTAGAAGCACGAACACCATTTCTAGATAGATCATTTGTATCAAATTATTTGCAAATTCCTACTCGTATTAGAAATCATAATAATTTTAAAACAATAGAAAAATATCTCCTGAGAAACTCAGTTAAGTATTGTGATCCTCAATTATTACCAGATGATGTTTTATGGAGAAAAAAAGAAGCATTTAGTGATGGTGTTAGTTCTACAGAAAAATCCTGGTATGAAATAATTCAGGATACAATTGATAGTATATATAGTGATGATGAATATAATATTCTAATAAAAAAATATTCTCATAATACTCCTACTACAAAAGAGCAACTTTATTACAGAGAAATATTTAACAAACATTTTCCAAATAAGGATGAAATCATTCCTCATTTTTGGATGCCCAAATACTGCAATTCAACTGATTCAAGCGCACGATCATTGGACATTTATAATAAACCAACTATTATAGACTATTTAACTGTAGAAGATGTGTAATTATATTATTTTTATATATTATATAAAATGGTTGAATATCATGAAGTATTGTTTGATGTTGCTCTTTATACATCATATCTATTATATGCAGTAGCATATTTTAAAATTGAATCATATAATCCAAAATACTTGTCGATGTTAGAAACAATTATTAAGTATTATGTTATTAGTTTTCTATTAATTAGATTTAATCCATTCACTAAAATTAAATTTACAGAGTTTGATAGAAAAATTGTTTTTTCGTCAGCAGTATTTTTACTTACTACTACTACTATTAGTGAATATGGAAAAAATCTTGATATACTAGAAGGTGCAAAATTATTAAAATTTATTAAATAGATTTATTTACCTTTAAACTTCTATTTCTCACCCTTCGTCCTCGTTTTAATGTTTTATTATTATTTTCATAAAAAAATTGTTTTATATGTTCCAATATTTTTTTTCCGATTATTGTATCTATATCTTGTTCATCATTCGATTTATTATGTACACGATAATGATATTGTTTAAATTCCTCTTCTATAATATTTATAAACTCAGACTTATTTTTGATATTTTGTCCTAACTCTGAATCTAAAAATCTCAATATTAATTGGTTTATTGTTAATCTATAATGATAAGGTTTTACATTTATGTAATATACATTCTCTTCACTCATACCTGGATGATTTACATCGTCTATAAAACATATATCAATATTTTTTGGTAATTTTGTACATTTTATGAGATCATCTACGCTTTTATTATGCGATGTTCTCCCCATTTCTACTCTTTCACCGTTTACCTCAAATGCTGCTATTATTTTATCAAATAATTTATATCCAACTTTACTATCAAAATATTTTGTAATTAACTTGCACCATGATTTAGGTCCTTGATTATTAGTATATACCATAACCTTATAACATTTATTTCTTTTCTTCTTCTCTACTAAGTATTTTAATATATGTAATATTTTGGGCCTTATAAATTCAGGATATAAATCTAGTATTTCTACAAAATATTTATTGCTGAATTCTTGATTATTGTAATATCTATTTAAACAATCGCAAAATATTCCTAACTCGGTAAAGTACCCTAATGTTTCATCTAAATCAAATACAACTATTTTTTTTACTATGTTCATATACATTATATAATTATAAAAAATCTAACCAATAAATATACTCTATAAATGGAATTAACATCTAGTGATTACAATAAAATAATCGATTTTTACAATATAGATATTCCAAATAATAAATCAAAAAAAGATATTGCCGAGGATGTACTGTCATCAAAATTATGTAAATGTATTAAAAAAGTTAAATCTAATACCATTAATGAGAAGGCAGCCATTGCTATTTGTAGAAAAAATATATTCAAAAATAGAAATATTGACTTTTATAACTTCAAATGTAAAAAATCTTCTAGATTCGTTTCAAAAAAGGGTACTAAAAAAAATTTGCATAAATTTAGTAAAAAAATTAATTTTAAAAAGAAGCGGAAAACTATGAAAAAAAAAACACCTACGTAAAATAATAATGGTTACATTAGAAAACCTCATTGTAGATGCAAAGAATATTGTATATATCGAACCAACTACTGATAATATAGATCAATACACAAATGACGAATTGGTATATAAATCTATAAATATTGCCTTGAATAATGAAGTGCAAATAAAAGCAGGACTGTATATTTGTAGTTTATTTACACCACTTAAACTGGTATATAAGTCTATACTACGAGGTTATATTGAATATTTTACACCTACATAAATAATAATAAAATATAAAATTGAATTGTTTAAATACTCCAATTCAATTTTAACAATAGATAATTATTATGAATACCGTAAAGTTATTTTCCGAGATATTTAATTTTATTCTTATGACTTCTAGTAAGTATAAAATTGACGAATCGCATGATATTTCACACAGTATGAATGTTTTACACTACGCCCATAGTATATATGAAACAGAATTATATACTAATCCTGGTATTAAGCCATATAAAAATATTATTTATATTTCAGCAGCTTTACATGATATGTGTGATAAAAAATATATGGACGAATCTATAGGCATTAAAGAAATTACTACATTTACAAACTTACATCTATCTAGTGAAGACAGTGATATTATATCTAAAATTATTACTACAATGTCATATTCAAAGGTTAAAATTAATGGATTTCCCGACTTAGGTATTTATCAATCGGCATATCATGCAGTTAGAGAAGCAGATTTATTAGCTGCATATGATTTCGATAGATGTATTATTTATGATATGAAGGTTAATGGAAAAAATTTTGACTTATCATTTCAACATGCCGAAGATTTATTTGAAAATAGAGTATTCAAACATGCCGATGACAACTTATTTACAACTGTTTATGCAAAACAAAATTATCCGACACTTCATACACATGCTGTTAATAGAATGAATACATGGAGGAATATTTTAAAACTGCCCTCTAGATTATAACTACATATATAGTAATATAAATAATTATATGTATAATATATAAGACAATGAAAAAAGAAAAAAAGAAAGAGGAAAAAGTATATGGGTTTATAAATTTTTTTTATGATACAGAGTATACATCAAATACAGTAAACGGTATAACAAAAATATACGATGATTTAAAATGGAGATTTCCATGTAATAGGTGTCAATTAAATTGTGTAGATACAAAAATTACAGTACATGATACTCATAATCCAACATTTGTGATTCTTCGACAAAAATACTGTCATAAATGTTGGCTTCGTATAATGAATGACAAATAATTATTTTGATTTATCCAAATAATCTAACGCCATTAATAAAATTTGTTCTTGCTCGGTTAATTTTTGAAATATGTAACATTCATCTATTTTTATTTGAAATTTATGATTATAAGTGTTTTTACAAACAAGATGTATTCCGTTGCTTAGTATTTTAATATCAATTATAATTCCTCCTCTAGTAAGTGCAATTTTATTAGGATCTTTTAAATTTATCCATCTAATATATCTCCCATATTGAATATCTGTTAAATCATCAACATAACGATAATTTTTTAATTTCTCATGAAAATCTTTTAAATTATCTCTTGATAATAATAATTTTTGTAAATAATCATTTTTTATACTCTTGATCATTCTACTGTTATAGTTCATAATACTAGAATTACTATCATTTTCTAATGCTTTTTCTAATGGATTATTTACTTCTTCATCATTTGACATATATATTAATATTAGTTATTTTTATATTAATTGTAAAATATCATATATCATATTTTATTGCTATAAATACCATAATTCATATATGAAATGTTAAATATTAAAAAGAGAGAGATAAATATCGATAATTAAAACACCTGATTTTATCCTCGTTTTTGAGCGAATGAACAACCTGATTTTTGGATTTCGGTAAATAAGAGGATCGTTTTTATGTAGGCAACACCTCACTACATAGACTGTTTATAACTGGTAGAAAACAACAAATAATGTAGGTTGTTCAAGGTAAATGCCTTCATATGAAGGGAGAAATATCTAATGAAAAAAAACGGAAACCATTTGATATATGTAGTAAAATGCATTTTTTTGTTTTTTTATATTTGATTTTGAATTTTGAAAAATTACACAAGGTTTTTATGTGTGTTTTTTTTATTTTTGGATTTAGAATTGAAAAATAAGCAAAAAGTGGTTTTAGAGCATAATGCTCTCATTTCAGAAAAAATAACTAAAAATTTGTTATGATAAAATTTTATATTATTTTCGAAAAGTATTTAGGGGTAAAATATTGTTGTATAATATACAACAAAATGACAACATTTTTACCCCAAAAAAACCCCAATAAATATTTCTGTGAAAAATGTAACTTTGCATGTAGCAACAAAAAAGACTACTCTCGACATATTTCCACTAGAAAGCATAAAAATACAACAAATACAACATATTTTACCCCAAAAAACCCCACAGCATTTTCATGTGAATATTGTGGAAATATCTATCAGCATCGCGCATCTCTTTACAATCACAAAAAACGGTGCTTTACCCAACTTGACGATGTAAATGATGAGATTAATAATTATAATCAAAATATTGCTACATTATCAAAGGAAAAGGAGAGTGAATTCAAAGAAATTGTACTTTTATTACTTAAGGAAAATAAAGAAATTCAAAGAAACTTTGTTGAATTACTTCCACATATGAAAGGCAATAATATTACAAGTAATAGTCATAATACAACTACTAATAATAATCAATTTAATATTAATATGTTTTTAAATGAGCACTGCAAAAATGCAATGAATCTTACAGATTTTATTCACTCATTACCAATTACTAGTGAGACATATGATAATACTATTGAAAATGGATTGACTAAAACAATTACTAATATGATTACAAATGGTTTAAATAATATGGATGTTTTAGAGCGTCCTATACATTGTACAGATCCTTCTAGAAAAACAATGTATGTTAAAGACAATAATGTTTGGGAGAAAGATAATGAACTAAAACTACTAGTTCAAGGAATAAAAACATTATCATTTAAACAGAGAACAAATATATCTAAATGGAAAGATGCGAATAATGGATGGGATACAGATGACGATTTACAGACAAAAATGACAAAATTAGTGTTTAATTCTATGACAAGTATCGAGGATGATGAAAAAGAGACTAATAAGATAATTAGAGCTATTGGAAAAAATACTTATTTAAGTAATGAAATAAAAAATGACTATACAACTATTTAGCTATTCGTTTATTTTTATTCTGTATATTTAATATAAATGGATTATTTAAAACAACAAGTTAAAGCAGGCACTGATGCTGCAAATAAACACTATAATGCTGGACTTAAAGCGGGTCAAAAACAGGCTAATGAAATGCACTCAAGTGCTACAAAAGGCCTTTCTAATATTAAATCATCTGCAAAAACAAATATGACTAAGGGATCTGATATGATGAAAACCCAATATAATAACCAAAAGTATAAAAACCCTTCTAATTTTATCATGGCTAAAGGGATGGAATCTAGAGCAAATTCTATGTATAATAGAGGATCTCAAATGACTGGTCAAATGAGTAGTAGATTTGCACCTACTTTAGGAAGATTCAATCCTAAAGGTATGACTAATAAAAATGTAGAACACGCTGTTGATGCATCATCAATGGGTTCTCCTCAAGCGTCACAATATTCACCTACTAAATTGGCTTCAAGAGCATAAGATAATTAATTTATTATATTAATTAATAAATTAATTTATTTTTTAAAATGATGTTCCAAATGATCCTCCTAAAAAGTCATTTGCAGCCATTGGTTCCATAGATGGACTAGCTGCGCCAACTAAAGGAGTTTCAGGACCAGCATACATATTATTAAAGTCGGGACTTTGAGGTATAGAATATTCATTTGTTTGACTCTTCATATTTGTCATTTGAGATTGTAATTGAGGAGGTGGTGAAACTGCTTGCGGAGGTGGGGCACTCATTTGTGTGGGTGCTTGTCCTGCATATTGTTGGGATAATGGTTGAGTTACTCTAACTTGTCCTTGATTCTTATTATCAGATTTTGTAGATGATGAACCACCATCATATAAATCCATTACTCTATCTACAAGTATTTGAAGCTTATCTCCTAATTTACTTTGAATTGTAAGTGCAAATAAAATGATTACAGGGATTGTATTTGTCATTGAAAAAGGTTCATATGCCATTCCACTATATGTTGGGATATATTCAATTATTTTATGTATAAAATACAATGCAAAAAACATGAATAACAGTTGTACTAGTATCTCTACAGTTATTACTAAACTTCCTTTGTCGTCTTCGGCTTCTGGAGAATATGTTTTTACCACTTTTAATAATATAACAATTGGTATTACAGCTAAAACAACATATTGTGCAATATTTAATAATAAACCTTTTTGTACTTCATCAAAAGGGAATACTGCTTTTATAAAACCTTCATTATTATTTGATGTAGATTTTTCAAGTCTATCCATATGATTTATAATAAGATTTAAAAATATTTAAATATATACTTTTATTTTTGAATATAATGTTGAGATATGCAATTGACCTAAATAAATACAAGGACAGAGATCCACGCCCAGGGGAGGAGAATTATCACGAAGAATATCAATATCTTAATTTGCTAAAAGATTTAATGGAACACGGCACTTTGGAGGAGGGTAGAAATGGTCCGGTTCAGACTGCTATTGGTTCAGCTATGCATTTCTCTCTTGAGAATGGTAAGATTCCTATTCTTACTACTAAAAAAACTGCTTGGAAAACCTGTCTTAAAGAGCTATTATGGTTTATTAGAGGAGATACTTCAAATAAACGATTAAACGATGATGGAGTTCATATTTGGGATGCGAATACTACCCGTGAATTTTTAGATTCAAGAGGCTTACAGCATTATGAAGAAGGAGATATTGGATCGCTATATTCTTTCATGTGGAGGCACTGGGGAGCAGAATATAAGGGTTGTGATGCTGATTATTCGGGACAAGGTATAGATCAGTTACAACAAGTAATAGATACTTTGAAAGACCCTGCACAACGAAGCTCACGAAGAATGGTAATTAGTGCATGGAATGTAGAACAATTAGATGGAGGATGTTTACCACCTTGTCATGTTTTATTTCAATTTAATGTGGTTGATGGTAACAAGTTAAGCTGTTGTATGTTTCAGCGCAGCAAAGATGAAGCAGCAGGCGCTCCATTTAATATATGTTCCTACAGCTTTCTAGTACATTTATTAGCAAAACATTGTGATTTAATACCCCATGAATTTATACATTACGGTGGTAATTGCCATATCTATGCGGAACATTTAGATGCTATGAAAGAGCAAATAACAAGGACGCCTTATCCTTTTCCAACAGTAGAAATTTTAAACAAGAGAGATAATATTAATGACTATGTATTAGAAGATTTTAAGATACATGATTATCAACACCATCCACCTATCAAAATAAAGATGGTTGCTTAACTTCGTCTTGAATAGCGTCGGCATAAAAATAATTAGCACCCCCAAATTAAAGCGGCAATGAGGGCTTAATCCCGAATATATTATAAAATTGATTAATTGATTTAGAATATAATAACTATATTATTAAAAATGAACTCAATATCACCATACGATTTGGAAACTGGACATACATATTATATTGAATATTATGATAAAGGTGTTTTTACATACGATGTGGAAACTGGACTTACATATTATAGTGAAAGTAATGATAAAGGTGTTCGTACAAAAAAATATCGTGGCGTTATTAATAATTTGAACGCCTGTACCTGGGATGGGCATAATGTACTTGAAATTGGAAATATGATTGAATATGTAAATGGACAAGAAACCACCTCGAACGATCCGGATTCTCCAACCTTTCCTGGAAATATCTTTTATGTACATGCAGGTACTAACGCAACAGAGGGCCAATATTGGTTATTTTATAAACCGGTTGCTGATTATTTAATGACAACACAAGTGCTTAAACACCGTACTCGCTTGGATAAAGTAAGTATTTTGGGTTTATATAAACAGCATGTTGGGTATATTTAAATGGAAACTAAAAAATTACCTGCCTTAAAAACGGCGTTTTAAATGTGCAAAGGTGTAAATATTCAATGGTGTAAACAATGAGTAATATTATTTAATTAAAATTTAATTCATTTTCTACATTTGTATCATTATCCTTATCTACTTCAGTTTCAATAATATCTATGGTAGTATATTTATTTTGTTTATCTCTATATTTTACTGCATCATCGACATTAGTAAATGATTTTAAAATACAAACCGATATAGGCATATTCATACTATTATATTCGACACCAACAACACAATATATCATGTATATATTCTTTCATATTCAATCCTTTATTATTTTTACTATTATATTATTTAGGAATAATTGCGAACAATTATCTTATTTTTAGTATTTTTTATTATTAAATATGAGTTCAAGTTCATCATTAGCAGCAGCAAGAAGAAGAAGAGCCGGTGGTGCTGGATCTAATCCAACACCAACTAGACCAACACCACCTTCAGGACCCAATAATCAGCAGCAAATACGAGTTCCTCCAAATGCACAAGTCAATCAATCTCCTCAAGTTCCTCCAAATACACAAGTCAATCAATCTCCTCAAGTTCCTCCATTTATTATGTTAAAACAACATGAAGCAAAGTTAAATGTTATACAAGAAGCTATTCATAGAATTCAAGAAAATAACGGTGTCAATAATCCTAATCCTACATTATCATCCAGTTCAGACAAATTTGATATTAATGAACTTACCGAGTTATTAATGACTCAATTAGAAGAAAAATTAGACTTAAAAGCCTTTTATGAAAATGATCAAAAACTTGCATCTGAAATTGAATCACTACATAATATGGTTGAATCACAACAATCTATAATTAATAGTTTAAATACAACACTACATTTTATTATTCAAAATTTAAATTTAACTCATCCATCTGATTCAGACGCAAATTCAATGATAATTGATAATTTTACTGAAAAAACAGAAGAATTATCGTCAGAAAATGAAGAGAATGTTGGCGATGAATCAGTCGATTACTTACCTACATTTACTACTCGTCCTATTATACCAGAGAATATAGAACCAGAAAAATCCGTTGTCATTAATGAAGATAATAATGAAATTAAAGAATTCAATAACGAAGACGATGATGATGGTTCTAATTTTACACCATTAAATTCTGACGAACCACAAGCATTTGATGGAAATGGACTATTAATTGAACCTGTAGACTAATAAGTATAAACATAAAAATTATTGTATTAAAATAAAATAATATGAAGACTTTATTATCGGTATTAATATTTTGTATTGTTTTATTCATTTATTTACACATAACATTTCATTTAAAGATAAGTGATGATTTAGAAGTTTATGAAATTGAACAGCCATCAAAAGAAAAATTAGAAGAAATATGTGATATTAGGCAACCGGTTATTTTTGATTATAATGTAGACGGTCTAATAAATGAATGTAATATAGATTCAATTGAGAGAAATTATGGAGCATTTGATGTTAAAGTTAGAAATGTTAAAGAATATGATGATGTTAGTGAATTATATTTACCATTAACATTAAATACTGCAAGAGAAATATTTAGAAAGGATTCGGAAGAGAGATTTATTAGTGAAAATAATACTGAGTTCCTAGAAGAAACTGGATTAATTAAAACTATGAGATATAATGATAATTTTCTAAGACCATATTCGGTATGTAATTGTATGTATGATGTAAATTTTTCTTCAAATGAGACAAAAACTCCTTTAAAATATGAATTAAATTATAGAAATTTTTACATGGTTACACAAGGTAAAGTAAAAATAAAATTAATACCACCAAAATCATCGAAATATTTATATACTATTAAAGATTATGAAAATTTTGAATTTCTCTCTCCAGTTAATCCATGGAATGTTCAATCTCAATTTAAATCTGATTTTGATAAATTAAAAACATTAGAAGTAGAATTAAAGGTTGGTCAAATTATATCAATACCAGCATATTGGTGGTATAGTTTTCATTTTTTTGAAAACACTAGCATTTGTAGTTTTAAATACAAAACATATATGAATAATATTGCTATATCAAATCATATTTTAGTGAATTTACTGCAAAGTCAAAATGTAAAGAGAGAAATAGCAAAGAAAAAGGAACTTACTATTGACACCTCAGATAATAAAACAGACGAATCTCAAGAACCTCAAGAACCTATACAAAAAGAATAAAATTCTATCCTTATAGTATATTGTATGAAACTATCACATAAGTTTAAAAAACAATTGTCTGTATTTATAGCTATATATATTCTATCTACATACACTGATGAAACAAGAGAGGAATGCAAAAATTTAAGTAATGAAGCATATGTTAATAATATAGTTCATCATATTATATCAAATTATTTATGGTTTGGATCATTTATATTTGGACACTATATAATTCATTTAATAATAACAATAACCATATTAGCAGGGTGGACATATTTCGGACATTGTTTTGTAACTTCTGCCTATAATAATATATGTGGATTACCTAATAATAATAATCATAAGGACCTAATATATAAAATTACATCATTTAATGTTGTTAATCATTATACATTAATTAAATTTGTTATAGCATATGATTTATATAAAATTTTTATAGATTATTAAATTAAAATTGATTTAAATAATTAATATAATAACACTACAAATATATTAATTATTATGACAACATCATATAAGATTCTCATAGATGATCGCAATTATACAGAATGGTGCTTGTATGATGCAATTTCATTGATTGAAGTAGAAAAATTGCATATTATTCCAACTTTAAGTAAATTATTTTCAAGTGATATTTTTGACATAAAGGATAAAAATGTAAATATCTTACATTCTAGCGTAAGATCAATGCCTTCTATTCCTGGGATATTAGTTTTAAAGGGCAATAAAACATATGGAAAATACAAGGATAAATTTCTTTATAAATGTATTCCTGATGATAGACGATTTCCAGAATTTACTGTGCCTTATAATGTAAAGTTGGGGTTTTCGAAAAATACAGACAACAAATATATTGTATTTAAATACAATAATTGGGATAATAAACACCCACAAGGCACCATCGTAAGTGTGTTAGGTGATGTTGATATATTATCAAACTTTTATGAATATCAATTATATTGCAAAAGTCTATATGCTTCTATTCAAGAATTTAACAAAGCCGTAAGTAATAAACTAAAAAGGAAAACTGCTCCAGAGTTTATAACCTCTATGATAGAAAAATATGATATTAAAGACAGAACAAATGAACAAGTATATAGTATCGATTCTAAAGAAACCAGTGATTATGATGATGCATTTAGCATTACAGAGTTAGGAAATAATGCTTATAAAATTAGTATTTACATTTCAAATGTTCCGTTATGGATGGAAGAACTAGATTTATGGGAATCGTTCTCACAAAGAATTTCTACTATTTATCTACCTGACAGAAAAAGACCTATGATGCCGCTTACATTGTCTAATTGTGTTTGTAGTTTATGCGAAAAAGAAGATAGATTAGCATTTTGTATTGATTTAACCATTAAAGATAATGAAATTATTGGTTATTGTTTGGAAAACACATATATCAATGTTTATAAAAATCATGTTTATGATAGTAAAGAACTATTGAAAGATAAGAACTATAAATTAATGTTTGATGTTGTTGATAAATTATCAAAGGACTATAAATATTTAAAAAAAATTAAAGACAGTCATGATGTAGTAGCCTATTTGATGATATTAATGAATTACTATACTTCTAGAGATATGGTGAAATATAATAACGGAATATATCGTTCTGTTAATTTTAACAAAGAATACGAAGGAAATAAAACATTACCAGATAATGTGAATGATTTCTTGAAAATATGGAATAGTTCATGTGGTCAATATGATTTATATGATGAGCGGAAATGTCACGAAATGTTGGAGTTAGAATCTTATATTCATTGTACATCTCCAATTAGAAGATTAGTTGACTTGTTAAATATGGCGAAACTTCAAAAAAATATGAATATGATAAATTATGGAAGTAACTTTGATAAATTCTATAATAATTGGACTGAAAAATTAGATTATATTAATACAACTATGAGAGCTATTCGTAAAATCCAAACTGATTGTAGTCTTCTCCACTTATGTTCTACGAATACAGAAATTCTAGAGGTAGAATATGATGGTTATGTATTTGATAAGATAGTCAGAAATGATGGTTTGTTTCAATACATTGTTTATTTAGATAAATTAAAATCTGTTTCTAGAATTACTTCTAGATTCGAACTACATGATTTTCATAAATATAAGTTCAAAGTATTTGTCTTTCAGGATGAAGCAACATTAAAAAAAAAAATTAGATTACATATTATTATGTAATTATATATTATATGGGTATTGATGAAGTAGGTTATAATCGTAAAGATATTGAAACAAATTTAGGTTATATTTTTAATGTACCTGATGATTATGAGTTAAATGAATCATCTGATAGTCATTTATTTGGTATAATTGAAATACCATTTGATGTGTTTAGTAAGGAAGAATTAATTGGAGGAACAGGACGAGGACGAGGACGAGGACGAGGAAGGGGTAGAGGCAATAATAGTGTCCCTATTTTTCCAAGTCGACAATTGCCTAGTATTCGTGGCTTAAATAGTAATGTTCTTGCTCAACTGTTACGGAAATTAATAGATGATGTATTAGGGAGTGGTTCCACGGGCCAGCAAGTTGCTGTTAATACAGGCGTTACCGGAAATAATCGACAAGCAATAATAAATGGTATACTACAGAGGTTGGAACCAGTAGACCAAAATATTAGTATATTAATTAACACCAGTACCTCTGGACTATATATTACTTTCCATTCTCAAAATAATAATACAGATCCAGTATTTCCAGCATTCCATGTAAGTGTCCATCATAATGGTTATGAAATGCGTAGGAGTTCAACACACAATAGGAGTCCAATTCATACTACTTTAGAACAGACTTCCGATTCGTCAACACCACGTGAAACTCAAGTATTAATAAATAATAATCGAATTAGAGTGCAACAGGTTCTTAGTATAACTCATGCGCTGGCGGACAGAAATGTAGATGGAGGTTTAAGATCGATGCGATTTCAAATGGGTCGTTTTAGAGAAGCGCATATAAGTAACGATGTCAATGACATCGTACACAGATTAACAAATGCTACTATTATTGCTTTAAATAGCAATTTATTTAATCGAACCCTTTATCAACAAACAGCTGGTAATTGGGACACTGCAACACTTACTGCTCCTCAACAACAATCAGTTCCGACTTCTGATGATTTTCCGCCGTTGGGTAGTGGAACACAAAACGGTGGTAAGAAGAGAACAAAGAAAACTAAGAAAACTAAGAAAACTAAGAAAACTAAGAAAACTAAGAAAACTAAGAAAACTAAGAAAACTAAGAAAACAAGAAAAACAAAAGGCAAAACAAAGAAATAATACTATTATTAGAATATATAGATGATTTTAAAAGTAATAGTATTATTAGGAAATATATTTTTAATAAATTCAGAAAATATATATAATTATTATGAATTAGCAGTTCAAAAATGGTGTAGTTCGGAGTATATGATTCATGGATTATGGCCTCAAATAAACAGCACATCATATCCAGAAAATTGTAAAACAGTATCATATACCGAACCAACTGGGTCATTACTAACAGATATGAATACATATTGGCATAAATGTGATGATACATTATGGGAACATGAATGGGAGAAACATGGTTCTTGTATGCAAGAGCAAATCAATATTGATGAAAATACATTTTTTAATACAACCTTAAATCTTTTTTTAGAAAATAAAAAATTATTAGATAATTGTGGTGGTAATGATGATTGTATAATGGGGTGTTTTGATTTAGATTTCAAAGTTATAGAATGTGAATAAACTTTAAATATATAATGATTGATTAGTAGCAATAAATTTAAGTGTTAGATCAGGAATGAGTGATAGTTTGTGTAGAAGATCGACATTACTCATATACTCCGCAACACTTTTTAATTCATTAACCATATTATTAATTTTTAGTATAGCTTTAATAAACTCGCCTGTAAATATTTCATATTCAATTTCACATTTTTGTAAAATAAATTTACAACTTTGTTCGTCTGGTGAATTACACCAATCATGAATAGCAACAACAAGTTCTAGAGTAATATTTAAATTGTCTACATCAGAATTACCATTTCTAGATTCTTCAGTCAAATATTCTTCATACACAGTATTAAGTGTGTTAAGAGTATTTTTTAATACATAATTCGTAGGTAATGAGTCTGTATTATGTATTTTAACTTCGTCTTTAACTCTAATATTAGCGAAGCAACTCAACATAGCTGCAATATCCATAGCAGATAATTCTTGAAGATAATTACTTTTAAAGAAATAATCAACAAATGCTAGACAATGAGTTTCTTGAATATATGTGGCGCAAATACCTTTTTCAGATACAGTATTTTCATTTGTTAAAAATTCCATATTTTTTAAGAATAATGTGAGTTCATTGTATCTTGAAAGGAAATGCTCTTTTAAATTTGTAATATATTGTTGCTGCTGTAAGATCTCATTTTCAATTTGAATAATAGAATTATATTGTTCTAATTCGCGTTTGAATTGTTTATTTCCGTTTTCAATTTCAGACAATGTTTTTTGTATTTGTTTTCTAATTTTTTGTTTCGAATTGTTTAGCTTACTGGTAAGTGTTATATATTCGCAATATTTGTCTTTATTTTTAATAACAGCTTCATATGTAGGATTAGAAATTTTGTCATTATATCTAATGGTAATATCCTTAAGTCTTCCCTCATTTAATCGCAACTCCTTTTCAATTTCTCCATTACACATACTTTTTGCAGCGAAATCTAATGTGTTATTTTCATATTGATGAAAATTTAATAGAAGATTATATGAAATTTTAAATTTTGATTGTAATATTTGTGGTTTTCCATTTAGTAAATTACTATAACTATGTGCATATGGTAATGAAAACATATTGTTAAGATGAATAACATGACCAATAGTATCCAATCCTCTTCTTCCAGCTCTACCAGCCATTTGAGTATATTCATGAGGATATAATAGTCTCATAGTAGAACCATTAAATTTATCGAATCCAGTAAATATTACAGTTTTTGTAGGCATATTAATTCCTACTGCAAATGTTTCTGTAGCAAATAATAGTTTAATATATCCTTTATCGAATAATAATTCAATCATTTCTCTGAAAATAGGCATAACCCCAGAATGATGAATAGCGACCCCTTTTTCTAACAACTTAACAATAAATTCAAATTCCGGAAGATTTATATATTCTTGATGATTTGGGAGTTTTCGTAAAATTTGTTTACATTCGTTTCTGATTGTAGATGGAATAGTTGAATCTTCGTCAAATAAAGAGAAGTTAATGAATTGAGCATATTTTTCAACTGATTTCCTTGAAAATACAAAACAAATAGCTGGGAGCATATTATTCCTATTAAGATATTTTGTAAGTTCATTTAAAACAAATGAAGGTTTGATAAAACAATTATTTTTATTAATATAATCCTTTAACTTTTTAACTTTTTCATAATTGTCTTCATGAAACATTTTATCATTATCTTTAATTTCAATAGGTTTATGTAAGAACTTGTTAATATATTTAAGAAATTCCTTGTCCTTTATATTTTTAATTGGTCCTTGAGGCATAGTTGTGTATAAATAATGTTTTAATGGTACTACTCTATGATTTGTTGGGGCTAAATATACGGATTTTTTATTATTTTCGTCTGATTTTACATCTTCGATCCACTTTGCAAAATCACTAGGTCGATCAATAGTAGCCGACAACATAACTAATTGAATATGGTTGTAGAGAAACATAATAGTTTCTTCCCATATTTTTCCTCTATCTGCGTCATTAATATAATGGACTTCGTCAAATATAACACATGCAAGTTCATTTTCAAAATCCATCTCAAACTGTAATGGTACAGATTGATTATTTGTATTTTTTTGCAGTAATGTATTTCTTAAAATTTCGGTTGTCATAATTAAGACATCAGCCTCGGGATTAAATTTAATATCTCCTGTTAAAATACCGAAACTAATATGGGGAAATTTTTTTGAAAATTCGTGAAATTTTTGATTGGAAAGTGCTTTGATAGGTGATGTGTATATAACCTTTTTTCCTTTAGATACAAAATGTTCAATAGCAAATTCTGCAGGAAGTGTTTTACCACTACCAGTATGTGCTGTTACTAGGATGTGATTATTTTCAACAATAGCCTTAATAGCATATTTTTGAAAATCGCTTAATGGAAATGGAAATTTATCAAAATGATCCTTATAAAGGGAGTCTTCTTTAAATGTGTCTTTACAGATAATAACCATTGCTGTATAATATAATTAAATTAATATTTTTTAAATTAATTCAATTTTATATAAAACTATTATTTTTGTGGATTATATAATATAAATATGATATATGCAAAATATAATAACTAATTACAAACTAATAAATAAAATAGGACATGGATCATATGGAGAAGTTTGGAAGGCATCGCATATTAATACTAATAAATTAGTAGCGATAAAATTAGAAAGAAAGAATAAGTCTACTAGTACTTTGAAATATGAAACTATAATATTAAGACATTTAAGGGAACTCTCTAGAGTAGTAAATATAAAATATTATGGAGAGATAAATGATTATAATTATTTAATTATGGATTTATTGGAATCAAATATAAATAGTTATTATAATTCAAAATTAAGAATAGTCGATACAGAATATCATAAATTAAAAGAAATAGGAATTCAAATGATGGAATGTATATCTGATATACATAATAAAGGAATTGTACATAGAGATATTAAACCGTCTAATTTTATGTTAGACTCTAAAAATATAGTATGCTTAATTGATTTTGGATTAGCAAAACAATATATAACTCCAAATGGACATCATCGACAGAATAGTAAATGTAATAGGGTAGTAGGGACAATTAGATATACAAGTTTATATGTGCATAGAGGAAATACATATTCAAGGCGTGATGATATAATATCATTTGTTTATGTAATAATATATTTGTTACGAGGAACTCTACCATGGCAGGGAATAAATTTTGATAATAAACATCAAAAGGTTGATAAAGTTTACAACTTGAAAAATAATATATTGATTTGTGAATTATGTAAATTTTTACCCAATAAAATTGAAGAATTATTAACTTACGCATATAGTTTATCATATTATGATGAACCAAATTATGACTATATCATATTTTTATTGAAAACCATTACCTAGAAGAGTGATGATAATATTTAAGCAAAATAGTTTAAAGATTAAATAATAGGTTGTATTATAATGAGCAGTACAGATTCTCAAACAGGAACAACTAATATGACACACGAGGGTCGCGTAAAGTGGTTTAACAATAAAGCAGGATATGGATTTATTTCTGTTATTGGTGGTGAAAATGATGGTATGGATATTTTTGCACACCATTCAGCAATTCAAGTTAGTGAAGAGCAATATAAATATCTTGTTCAAGGTGAATATTTAGAGTTTAATCTTTCCACTGTAGAGTCTAAGAGTCATAAATACCAAGCTTCTGACATTCGCGGTGTAAAAGGAGGTAAATTGTTATGTGAGACTCGTAATGAGAATAGAAGTTCTGCTCCACGAAGTAATAGAAGTAACAAGTCTAAGAAAACACAAACTCGTACCGAGTCATCCAGTGTAGATAATAATGAATCGTCACTATAAGATGTTATATAATCTATTTTATAAAATTATTAATAATATATAATTATTTGAATACTTAATTATATATAGAAAAATATTATTTAAAGATACTACAATGATGTAATATATATTATAATGTCTACCGATCAAGAAAACACTACAATGAATGTCGATACTGAAGATTCGTCTCCTATTGATAGTCAATTTTCAAATATTTTAAATACTCTATCTCAATTTAAAACTCAAATTACTGCAATTTCTACACAAATGAGGTCTCTTGAGAAAACTGTAAAACGCGAAATTAAACAACAGAAAAAGGAAATTACAAAGAAACAAAGTAAGGGTAATAGAAAGCCTTCTGGTTTTGCAGCAGCTTCTCCTATTTCAAAAGATCTGTGTGATTTTATGGGAAAGGAGCATGGAACTTCTATTGCTAGAACAGAAGTAACAAAATTTATTTGTAGTTATATTGAACAAAATTCTCTTGCAAATGATGAAAATAAACGAGTTATTAAACCTGATGATAAACTAAAGTCTTTATTAGGCACAGATGAAGAAACAGTTGTAACCTATTTTAATATTCAACGATTTATGAATCGTCATTTCATTAAGAAATCGGTTGAAGAATCTAAATAAGATATAGTAATATAAACGCTTAAAAATATTATATATACAAATAGTAAATGAGCTTAACGCAATTTTATATTGACAATAATTCAATTACTATTTTCTCAAAGGCATCTTGTCCATTTTGTGTTAAGGCTATTGATTTATTAAAAAAATATAATGTATCGACTACTATTGTGGACTTAGGAAACACAAGTGATGGACCAGAACTCTTCAGACTATTGAATTTAGAAACCGGTAGAAAAACTGTCCCTAATATTTATGTTTTCGGTAAGAATATTGGCGGATATTCGGAATTAGAACAATTACATAAATCTGGCAAACTGTTTAATATGTTAAAAAAAAATTTATTATATATTTGTGAATTTTGTGGAAAAGAGAGTACTTCAAAAGAATTATCATGTAAATGTTTTCCTAGACAGTTTACTGATTGGGGAGCACCTATATAATGAAAATGATATAAAGATAATATAGGTTACATATATAAATGAAACAGCATATTAGAACACATACATATTGGATGACTTTAAAAGAATATAAAAAATTTAGTAAAAATAAACCTGCTCCTATTAAAATTAATAATGATAATACTATCACAAGAACACATATTATTTTTATTGATTAATAATAAAATTGATATTATTTTTTATAAAATATAAAATATAATATAGAATAATGAAAACCGAAGAATTTAATGAAACTACTATTGTTATTGGGGAAAATGCTAAGGATAATTGGAATATAATTAATTTTAATTCTGATTGTATATGGCTACATTTAAATTCATTCCCATCATGTCATGTTATTATAAAGGATAATAATCCAGATATTGAAACATTGGAGTATGCCGCACAAATATGCAAATCTAATACAAAATACAAACATTTAAAAAATGTTAAAGTTTGTTATACAAAATGCAATAATTTAAAAAAAGGACCTGATGTTGGTAGTGTTATTTATAAAAGTAAGCGACAAGTACATACTATAAAGGTCTAATTCTTGCAGGATATTTTATCCATTGAAAACTTAAAATATATAATAATTTATTATAACATTTTTTTTTATTCTTTAATTCTAGATCAATATCATGATTTATATAAAATGTAATAATGCTTTCGTTTCTAGGATTATGTACACATGCTGCACAAATATCTATATTTTCATTGGATAATTTCAAAAATCTATGTCTATGGCGAATACAAACCTGTTTTCTACATAGACTACAAATACATAGTCCTGGTGAAGGACAATCTATAATTCTACAATATAAATCATACGGATTTATAGAATCATCCTCTTTATATTCAATTATATTATTAGCTTCATTAATGTCTTTTTTTGTCATATTAATCATTTTTTCGTACTAATTAATATGTCTATTTAAAATCAATTTTAATATAAAATAAAATTGAAATACTTATCTCTATTACTTACAATTAACAATAATACATAAATCATAATTTAATATGGAAGAAATTGATACTTTTATTAAAAGATTAAAAGATGAACAAGAAATGAAAGATTATTTGGAAAAAAATATATATCCACCTAGTCTTAAGTCAACTACAAGACCAATTATATATCACACGCCATTGGATGAAATAAAATCAAAACCTAATAAATGTATTAATATTACTGATGATATACAATTTACTAGTAATCTATTTAATAAGCTTAATACCTTAGAGCGACAAATTAAGGATTCTATTGATTTAGAAAATAAAGAAAATGTTGTTGTTAATGAAAATAACTGTCCTATATGTTTTGAGAATATTGGAGATTCTAATTATTTAGTACCATCTTGTGGACATAAAGTATGTATTTCTTGTTTCACACATAATATTAAATATAATAAATCTAATGCAAATTCTTGTTGCTTGTGCAGACAAAATATATTGCCGGACATTTAAAAATACTTTGTTATTATATAATGAATAGTCAGTCTAGACTAAAACAAGAAGCCGCGTCTTTCAAACGAGAGAAAATGAAGAAAATTAGACAAAAACTTTATGATATGGAAAAAAATGATCCAGAAGAGTTTAATAAATATTATACTAAAGCTGAACTACCAACTGAACATGGATTTTTTTCTTTTGGTGATGGTCAAGAATATACTATGGATGAAATGAGAAAAGCACATGCATTAGGATTTACTAGTCGTGAAATACCTGGAGCAAGACAAAATGTATATGTTGATGTTATGGAACAAGCTACAGGCGATGGTATTGACGAAGGATCTGTTAAAGAAGATCTTACAGATGATTTATATCAAACTGGACCAAGTGTTTTTGGAGGAAGAATGATTAAAAGGAAAAAAACAAAACGAAGAATATCTCGTTCTAAAAAACGAAAAACACGAAAATCAAATAAGATTAGAAAAACCAGAAAATCCAAAAAAAGGAAATCAAAAAAAAACATTGAGAGTTGTTAGGCGGCCCCAACTAATAATTATCGTAATAATTTAAAACTCAATGTAGACTTTCAAGTATAATATTTCACTTAGATAAGCCTTTGAACTAAGTACTAGCATTTCGACATCAAATTCATTATAATCAAACATTGCAATTATGAAAGGGTTGATCAGACCCTAACACTCTTATAACGCATCATACAATTTCATATCAATCGATCCATTTCCGTACGGCCTATGAAGTAGGCAGGATATATTCCGTTAGGTATAATATCTTTTTGTACCGTATCAACATTCAAAGGCCTTTCTGACTCCGTCAAGACAGATTAACCTAATATGTATCAATAGCTTTTCACGCAGGATTTGTCTTACTTTACATCCGATCATAGTCAGATTTTTTCACCAAGTAAGTAGTGACTAATTCCTCTATCACCCAATCTCTACACAACCGAGTTGGCACACCTCACTGAAGAAGTGACTTCTCTTAGTCATAGTATAAAGATACTGGAATAGTTCTGGGCCATGAGCTTTCCGGCCCCATAGTATTTAGATATCTAGAAAATATCATATGGTATGGGAAAGCTACATAAGCATGCATACCGGTTAAGGTGGAACATACCCCCTGCTTGGATTTTTAAGCAGGATTCAGGAGACAGTTTAACGACTTATCCAGGTCATTTTATCATGTAATTATTATTTATATTTATTTAGAGTTTAGACCGACGACAATTAGCATCTTGCTGTGCTAAAAGGGAATAGTTCATTTAGTATTAACCAGGACACACCACGAGGAGGCGAACTATATTATGTCCCATGTGTATCTAGAGGGGCTTGAACCCTCGGCCACTCGATCAAAAGTCGAGCGCTCTACCAACTGAGCTATAGATACAATTTTTATTTTTAGTACCTAGATCTAGTTTCTAGACATTGTGCTCTACACAATGGGCATGTAGATGATCCTCTTTGATCTATTTGCGACTGCATTGTTGTGAAGAAGCAGGAAGAACAGAAAGAATGACCACATTTAGTAGTGCATGTTTGTTTTCCTGCAATACTTTCCAAGCAAATAGGACATGATTCGCCTTCTTCTTCTTGTGCTTCTTGTGCTTCTTGTTCGAGTATATCACTTATCATTGTACTGAGATTATTAAGATCCCTATCAAGTTCATGTACTAGTTGTTTTTTTGTGTATTTTGATAAAGGTTTAGTGCGACCTTCTCTACCAATTGTAAGGTGTTCTGAACCACAATATATACCCCTATCTAAGTATTTCGTGCACAGCATTAGTACTGGCTTGTCAAAAGCCTGACCAATTCTTATGAACTGTCCCTTATAGTATTTTGAGTCTCTTGACATCATCAACCCGACTTGTGCTCCAATAATAGCATCCAACTGCGCGAACTTTGGACATTTCTTGTCCTTGTGCTTGCTCGAATTGCACAAGTTGCATAAAATTTTTTGACTAGAAGTTTTTAAACTCATCTTGATGGTATTAATGACATATACTGTTACAAACCAAAAAGGTTCAATTTTATTAATTGGGCGTTTTTTATCAACCGTCGTAGGGGGGCGGAACCCCCCGAGAAAAAAAAATTGAAGTGTTGTTGTTGTTGAGTGAGTGAGAATAAGAAGTAATAATGAGTATGAGATTATCAAAGTCGTGTAGTTATGAGTTGAGTAGTATGGTGTGTAAGGGTTTAGAAGA